TGACCTACGAAGTCGAATGAATCAACTATGTGATGAATACTATCGCTCTTGTGAATATCAACTTCTAGGTTGATAGTAACAAAATACTTAGGCATCCTCGTCCTCCACTAATGATGGTGGTGGAGTTAGGATCTTTCCCTGCTCATGCAGGTTTCTGACTTCAAGGGCTTCTTCACCCTTTCCTACTCCATCCGCTATTAATACTAGCATATCATAAACACGGGAAAGTTGTATATAAATCCCAAGTAAAAGATTATCGTTTTCTTCAGACATTTACTTCCTTCTTCATGATCATGTATGTATCTAGTCCAATGTAAATTTTATCGGAACATTCAAAGCAGGTTAGAAACACTGCGTCATCAAATCCAGCAATATAATTGCTAGAGCAAGTTCCATGGAAAACTGATTCTCTGTTCTGTAGCCATTTGCGTACTACACGAATGTCTATATCTCCAGTATTATCTATATTTTCCATAGAACTACTCTACCACTGTGATTTAATCAAGTCAAACTTTTAATGCCGACAAATCAGGCATTACATAAGGTTTTAGACTTACAGCAGGGAACTTAGCCAACCACTGTTTTGTTCTAGGTGTGAGACCCTTCCAGGAAGACCAATTCTCCCCTTGCTTAGTCATCTTAAACGCAATAGAAGCATTGGTTACTGGATTAAACAACTCCTTATTGTGTGATAGGTCATACTTAGCACGACGCTCAGGACCTAGATTTCCAATCATATTGATTTGGAAGATCCCGTATGAACTATCTCCAGTTTTAGTATTTCCATTGTAAGCCAAAGGCCTGCCATTGGATTCCTTCTTTGCAACCGCCCAAGCTGTCTGAAGAGCTTTTCCTTCAAAGCCTACCAAGTAAAGCAATATGGCAAGGTCCGTGTCAGAAAGGCTCTTAGCCGTCTTGAGCTGGTTAAGTTTAAGATCTCTAGCTTTTTTAATATCTAGAGCCTCTTTTAACTTTGCGTACTTCTTTTCTTCTAGGGAAGACTTGAAGATACGTTCTTCAAAGTTACTTACCTTTTTTAAAGGGTGTTTAGTATAATACTTATAGTTGATACTAGGGGTTAATATAGCCCCAAGAACAATTATGAGTGAAATACTAATTACTTTTATAATTAGGTTTTCTTTCATTATATAAGTTTATCGGCTATTTCTAGCCCAGTCAACTGTTTTAAAAAATATATACCTGTGATAGACTTAATATATTCTGAAGCGAAGGATCTTAATGCATATTAGTTTTTACTCATCTGAGTCTGGTTTTAATGCCACCGTAGGCTACGGGCAGGCTGGAATGGGCATTGTAAGCTCATTACAGAGCCTAGGACACCTTGTCACGCTTAATAATCCTGAAGCTGATCTTCAACTTAACTTTATTCAACCTATTCATTATAAGTTTAATAGACAAGATCAATACACAATTGGTTATACACCTTGGGAATCTACTGAGCTTCCTATGTATTGGTTAGAGAATATGAATAAATGTGATGAGGTTTGGTCTACATCCCCTCTCATTTCAGCATGGTATAAATCAGCAGGAATAACTGCTCCTATCAAGACTTATCAGCACGGACTACACGATGTTTGGAAGAACACTAAGGTTCGTAGAGTAGATGGCAAGTTTAAATTCTTACACATTGGAGAACCCGCAGAAAGAAAAGGCGGGAATATGGTAATACAAGCATTCATCAACCTATTTGGAGATAACCCAGATTATCAACTTACCATCAAGGCAAACGAGATGCATCAAATTAGACAGAGAGATATGTTTGGAAACTTTGTCCCTATCTTTGAGAAGTACCCTAATATTAAACTAATCACTAAGCAGATGAGTGATGATGAACTAGTTCAATTAATGCATGATCATCACGTTATGGTTTACCCATCTTGGGGAGAAGGCTTTGGCTTTATCCCGCTTCAAGCAATGGCTACTGCTATGCCGACTATTTGCACTACTGCTTGGGCACCTTATTCAGATTTTATAACTCTCAAGTTAGAGTCAAGAGTACAAGACTCCCTCTGGCCTCTTATGCATCCAGGAAAAATGTTTGAGCCAGATATGGAACATCTACAATTACTTATGCTAGATTCAAGTAAATCTGTATGATAGAATTGTAACTCAACCAAAAAATCAATTAAATCCCTAAGAGGGTAGAGAGAAGTATCTATAAATGTCATTACCAACAGCTTACCAAGAATTCATTGCACTATCACGATATGCAAAATATATGGATTCAGAAAATCGCAGAGAATCTTGGGGTGAGACTGTTGATCGATATTTTAACTTTATGGCTAACCATTTGGAAGAATCTTTTTCCTATAAGCCAGATGCAAAACTTCTACAAGAGGTAAAGGATGCTGTTCTTAATCTTAGTGTAATGCCATCAATGCGTTCTCTTATGACCGCTGGCCCAGCTCTACAAAGAGACCATGTTCCAGGATACAACTGCTCGTTTGTTCCAGTAGATAATCCCAGATCATTTGACGAGACAATGTACATTCTTATGTGCGGTACTGGTGTTGGATTCTCAGTAGAGTATAAGTACATTAATAAGCTTCCAGCAGTCCCAGAGACTTTGGAAAAGACATCTACAGTTATTACTGTTGAAGATTCAAAGGCAGGATGGGCAAAGGCATACCGTGAGCTTCTTGCATTGCTATGGTCAGGACAGATTCCCACAATTGATGTAACAAAGCTTCGCCCAGCAGGTGCAAGACTTAAGACAATGGGTGGACGTTCATCTGGACCACAGCCATTAGTAAATCTTTTTGATTTTACAATCAAGGTATTCAAGGGTTCCCTTGGACGTAACCTAAAGCCAATTGAATGCCACGACATTATGTGCAAGATTGGTGAAGTAGTAGTAGTTGGTGGAGTTCGTCGCTCTGCTATGATTTCTCTTTCTAATATTAACGACATTGAAATGGCCCATGCAAAGACAGGTAACTGGTGGGAGCATAATCCACAACGTGCACTTTCAAATAACTCAGTAGCATATTCACGTCGTCCAGAAATGGAACAGTTTATTGCTGAGTGGAAGAATCTCTATGATTCAAAGTCAGGAGAGCGTGGAATCTACAATGTTGCAGCAGCACAAAAGCAAGCAGCAAAGTATGGTCGTCGTGATCCAGAAATTTGGTATGGAACTAACCCATGCTCTGAAATTATTCTTCGTCCTTACCAGTTCTGCAACTTGTCAGAAGTTGTAATTCGTGAAGAAGACACAATGGAAGATATCTCAAACAAGGTACGTCTTGCTACAGTTCTTGGAACATGGCAGTCAACTCTTACAGACTTTAAGTACCTTCGTAAGATCTGGAAGGATAATACAGAAGAGGAACGCCTACTAGGAGTTTCTATTACTGGACAATTTGGACATAAGTTTATGTCAGGAAAAGAAGATATCAATAAGCTTGAGACAGCACTAGTTTCACTTCGTGAATATGCTCGTGTAATTAACTCAGAGGAAGCTGCAAAGATTGGTATTAACGAGTCAGCAGCAATTACTTGCGTTAAGCCATCAGGTACAGTTTCTCAGCTAACTGGTGTTTCTTCTGGAATGCACCCATGGCACTCAGAGTACTATATCCGTACAGTCCGTGCAGATAATAAGGATCCGCTCACAGAGCTAATGAAGGCTTACGATGTTCCAAATGAGCCAGATGTAATGAAGGTAGATTCTACAACTGTATTCTCATTTCCAGTAAGGGCTCCAGAAGGGGCTATTCTAAGAAATGATCTTACTGCTATTGAACACCTAAATACTTGGCTTGTTTACCAGAGAGCTTGGTGTGAGCATAAGCCTTCTATCACTGTTTCTGTAAAGGAAGAGGAGTGGATGGAAGTAGGGGCTTGGGTATATAAGCACTTTGACGAGGTATCAGGAATTTCATTCCTACCTCATTCAGACCATACCTATAAGCAGGCTCCATATCAGGAATGCTCTAAGGAAGAATACGAAGAACTCCTTGCTAAGATGCCAAAGGCTATTAATTGGTCAGACCTATCATTCTATGAAAAGGAAGATATGACTACTGGTTCCCAAAGCTTTGCTTGCAGCGCTGATAATTGCGAAATTGTTGACCTGACCTCATCATCCAGCTAGAAGCTCTTTCATGATAAAATTGATTTATCTGGAGGTAATAAACTATGGCAGGAATTAAAAATTGGAAGGTCGATCAGGCCACTAATTTCACATTCTCCATTGTCTATAAGGATCCAGCTGGAGTTCCAATTAACCTAACTCAATATCGTGTATTTATGGATGTTAAGTCAGCTCCAGGATCAAAGAAAGTTCTAGCTTCTGCTACTCAAGGTGACGGTATTACTGTTACCCCGCTTCTTGGAAAGATAGATGTCAACTTGTCTCCAGATAAGACAGCAAAGATTGCATATCCAAAGTCAGCGTACGATTTAGTTTTAGAGCATATTCCAACAGGACAACTCACAAGATTACTTGAGGGTTGGCTAGAAGTTTCAAGGGCGGTGACAGTAGTTGGTTAACTATATTGATAATTCTAATATTATCGACATTACAACAACAGAGAATGAAGTTATCATCTCTGATACTGGTCAGCCAGGTCCTAGAGGAAATTCAATCCTCAATGGTTTTGGAGCACCTACTTCAACTAACCCCGCAAATTCAGTAGAGGGAGATTTTTATCTCAACCTAAATACTTATGAGCTATATGGTCCAAGGACCTATGCTGGTTCATGGGGTACCCCCGTTGACCTATTTACCCTTCCAGAATCCGTATATCAGTACGAGCAATTAATATCAAATGTCACTTGGACGATACCCTATGCTTTGCATAAGCTAAATTTCAAGCCAAACGTCACCGTCGTTGACAATAACGGGAATCAAGTGGAAGGTCATGTCCAGTACCAGAACGACAACACTGTTATAATTAGTTTTGCAGCAGGTTTTTCTGGAAAGGCATACCTGTCGTAATTCAAAAAACCTAGGAGATATAAAACGTGGCACGTAAATTTTTAACCCCGATTGATATGACGGGTCTGGAGATTCAGAAACTCCGCATTGAAAATGCGCTTTCTAATCCATCAGTAGCGTCAGGATCAGAAGCAGTATTTAAGGGTAGAGTATTCTTTAACTCTACAACAAACAAACTTTATTATTACAATGGAACAGCGTGGCAGGCAACAGGCCTTGTCGCAATCACACTTGGCGGAGACCTTTCAGGAACCGCAACAACAGATCTTGATGGAAATGTAACGCTTAATGCCACAATTAATGCGAACTCCATTGCTCTAGGTACAGACACAGTAGGAAATTATGTAGCAACACTTACATCTACTGGATCAACAATTACAGTTACAGGTTCTGGCACAGAAACCGCTGCAGTTAATATTGAACTACCAGCAACTGGAGTAACAGCTGCTTCATATGGTTCAGCTACAAAGATTCCTACTTTCACAGTAGATGCTTATGGTCGTTTAACAGCGGCTGGAGAAGCAGACGTAGCAACAACACTTACAATTAATGGAGATACTGGTACAACTGGTATTTCTCTACTCACAGAATCACTACAGATTTCTGGCGGAGAAGGAATTGATGTTGCTGTAACAGATAACACAGTAACAATCGCAGCAGAAGATGCAACAACTACTAATAAGGGTGTTGCTTCATTCGCAACAGCAGACTTCACAGTAGCATCTGGTGCAGTATCTATCAAGAACGTTAATCTTGGAACACAGACAACTGGAGATTATGTAGCTAATATTGCTGGAACAGCAAACGAAGTTACAGTAACTCCAACATCTGGAGAAGGAACTAGCGTAACAATTGGTTTGCCAGACAATGTAAATATTACTGGTGACTTGCTTGTTGGCGGAAACCTAAATGTAACTGGAACAGTAAACTCTGTAAACACTTCAGAAGTTAATATTGTCGACAATAAGGTAAACCTTAACTCTAACGTAACAGGAACACCAATAGCAAATGCTGGCATTCGTGTAGAGCGTGGAGATGCCACAGATGTAGAAATCCTATGGGATGAGTCAACAGATACTTGGACAGTATCTGACGGTGGAGCCACATATTATGGACTAGCAAAGAAGTTTACAGCAACCATTGGAGATGGATCTCTTACATCATTTAATGTAACTCACAACATGGACACATACGATGTTCAAGTTCAAGTTTATGATGCTACTACTTACGAAAATGTAGAATGCGGAATAACAAGATCATCTGTAAATCAAGCAACACTAACATTTGCAGTAGCACCAGCTTCAGGAGCATACAAGGTAGTAATAGTAGGATAAGGGGAATAAATGTCTTCAATAAAAAGATTAGTACCCTTAAACGCACTAAGTCTAGCAACTGACCCTTCCAATCCCCGCTTAGGTGATTTTTATCTTAATTCAGTAACTAATTTAGTCAGAGTATATTCATCTACAGGATGGATTGATCTAGGCGCAGGTGCAGGCGGAGCCGCCGTACACATAGGAACAACACCACCACAAACTTTTAACGAAGGCGATCTTTGGTTTGACAATGTTAATGTACATTTTTATACATATGATGGAACCTATTGGGTAGAAGTTTCATTCGGACCAGTTGGACCTTCAGGTCCTGGTCTTAAGACAGGTGGAACAGTTGGGCAGATACCAGCAAAAGCTTCTACAAATGATTACGATACAGTTTGGGTAAATCCATATACAACTAATAGTTTTGCTTCTGATTTCCTAGCTCGTACTACTGATTCTCTTACAGAGGGAACAACAAGACTTTACTTTACCGCTCAAAGAGCCATAGATGCTACCGCAACAGCCGTAGCAGGCGCTGTAACGACTTCAAATGCTTACACTGATACTAGAATCTCAAATGTTATTGATTCGGCTCCAGGAGCCCTAGATACGCTCAATGAAATTGCGGCGGCTATAGGAGATAATGCAGATTTTGCAACTTCCGTGTATAATGAGATTAACGTAGCAAAGGCATCTGTTTTGGATGCTGAAATTGGTATAATTATGGGAGCATTGTAGGAGATTATGGCAAACACACCAGTTCAATTTTATAGAGGCGCAGCAAATACAACATCTGCTCTTCTTTATACTGTACCCGCAAACAAGACAGCCATAGTAACTAATATTTCTATTACTAATACAGGAGCCACAGCTACCACTGCTACCGTCTTATTTGACGGAGTTCAATACTTAGACGAAATTGCAGTAGCTGCAAACGACACAATGATTTTGGATATGCGTACTGTGCTTGCACAGAACTTACAAATTACGGGATTTACTTCTACAGCTGGAGTTAAATTTCATATTTCGGGTGTTATAACACCATGAGCATTAGAGTAGCAAGTGCATCTACAATTGTATCTTCTACCGCTCCCGCTTCATCTATTCCAGTAGGTCCGATCAACGAGAGACCACAAAATCCTGGGCATGGAGACCTGTATTTTAATACGACTCATGATACACTTGAGCAGTACACAAAAGGTGGTTGGCAAAAAATGGGTTACCACATTGCCATGGCACTAAAAATGAATAAAATGGAGTTGATGTAATGCCTGACTATACCTCGTTAGCAAACGAAATCGCCGCTATTAAGACGGAGATTGGCACAAGCGTAGCCGCTAGTGTTTATACTGCACAGGATCTAGTTTACCTAGCATCAGCACTTGACACTTTGGGCGGGATGCTCGGAGTAAATGATATTGTAACAGCTACAGCAGATAAGATTGCTGAAGTTAATACAGCAAAGACAACAGCGTTGTCAAACTTGGAAACAAAGAGAGTAAATTCTCTTGCAGACGTAAATGCTGATAGAGCAACAGCATTGGCAGATATCGATTCTGCTAGAACAACTGCTTTAAATCAAATCAGCGGTGCATCGACTAACTTCAATGTACTATTCTTAGGGAGCATAATTTAATATGGCAATTCATTATAAGGTATTGGGGCAGGTAGTCCCATCAGCAAATGCGACATGGACACAGATCTATGCCGTTCCAACAGGGAAAGAAGCAGTGTGTTCATCTCTAACAGTCGCAAATTTAACAGCAGACGATGTTCTATATCGTGTGCGTGTGCGTGTAGCTGGAGAAGCTGCAGCAAATAAGCAAACATTGGTTTACGATACAGCCGCAGCAGGCGGAGTATCACAAGCACTACAACTCTCTATGACATTAGCACAAGGAGACATCGTAGAAATCTACGCAGCCTCTACTAGCATCGCATTTAATCTGTTTGGATCGGAGCTTGATTCCTAATGCCAGGATTTAATACTATACCAGCAACTGGAGGCGGAGGAGGTCAATCAAATATGACTTTCGTTGCTTCCATTCATATGGAAACATATAATCGCTCATGGGCGCAAGGCGGAACTCCAGGATACTATGCAATGTATTCGACTAATCAGGAAAATGGATATGCTTATTTTGTGGGAGCAACAACAACAGGGGGACCTCTAAATAGACTTATTAACGTAAACCATTCTTTTACACGAATTGATGTTGTTGCACCAGTTAATGATATGCTTTCTTTATATAAAGCAAAAGTTAAAGCAACAACAGAATTTGCAAACGCTTTATCAGGATTTTCGTCATTTCCGTCAGTCATATCAACTTCAGGAAATTTTGTTTTGCCAAACAATGCTTTACCATTAGTTAATGTAATGTTGGTAGGCGGCGGCGGTTCTGGTGGAGATCATCACGGCGGCGGCGGTGGAGGCGGCGGTGGAGTTGTAAAGCTTACTGCTTATCAAGCAGTCGGAACAACGTCTTGCACAATCGGAGGTCAGG